TGTAACAGCACTTCCTGCTGTTTTGCTCGCAGCAGTTTCTTCTGCTACTTTTGGTATATTTAGGATGTCTCCACCGCTTGCTAACATACTTGAGAAGTCAGATACTTGATTACGTAAGACAAAGCGTCTTTCTGCATAATCTAAAATTGCATCTCTCCACATCTCAGGAATGAAATTTGCAGCTGTTGTTGGAGTTACATTTCCGTCTGCCATTGTATTTCCCCCTTAGAAAATATAGTTTTTAATTTCTATACCCATCTACAATCTGCTTCCAAAGTTTTGGATTTTTCTTTGCTTTTTCACGATCTGCGTCTGATAAATCTCCCCATTTCGTATTTTCAGCAAATTTGCCACTTGAAGTGACTTCTTTGGCGTCAGATATTTGCACTTTTTTATTTCCCATTCTTTCTACGTGCTTTTCCAACTTAATTGTTGGTAGATCTTGGTATATTTCTTGTTCGTCATCAGAAAGTTGGGACAGCAGATGTTCACGTCTTTGCTTCTCTTGTATTTCAAATTGCTCAACAATTGGTTTCAACTGACTGAGTTCTTTTTGAGAAGTTTCGTAAAGAGTTTTAAATTCCTCTTTTTCTTCGAGTTGTTTTTGTTCTTGTAGTTTTAAATTTTCCTCAAGATCTTTCAACTTGGCTTCTGCTGTTTGAGCCCTAGTGCGATACTTCTTGCTTTCTGCAATTAGTGATCCACGTTCTTCATTTACTTCTGTTTCCTGTGTAGGAGTTTCTGCTACTGCTTGTTCTTCTACTATTTTAGTTTCTTCGGACATCTGTCCTCCTATTTTATTGTTATAGTTTTGGATACATACTTTTTAATGTTTCTATCCAAAATTCTTTTTGCGTATTCTTCCGCAACTAATTCTCTGTTTTTATCTCTTAAATCAAAAATATCATAGCCACGATCTTTGTTCCACAATACTACATTACCATTTTTAGTAAAGGTTATAATGCCCTGATTGGTTTTGCCCTTAGCCATCATATTATCAAATGTAGTTCCTGATAATCGCATATTCACAAAAGTAGTAGTCGTGTCAGGGGCTTTGTTGCTTTTATATGATTTAAGCTTTTGCCCTGTCTTGACACCACGCATACTATTGCTTTTATACTTCTTGTATTGATCTGAATAGCCAAATCCGCTTCTATTGTTTTGGAACATACCATTACGCATAGCATCTACTTGTATTAAAGAAATAGCGTCTTGTGCGACAAGCTTCATTTGCTGTGCACTTCCTTTGACTATGTTTCTAATCTTCATCTTGGTATAATCCTTTTCTCGCTTGTAATTGTTCAGGGGTAAACTTGACTATTGCTTTTACCCATCTGTGTCTACAATTATAACCGCCCCTGTCAGTAAAATTGACATAACCTAACTTGTCTATTTCTTTTCTTGTAAGCCCCTGTCCTGTAGAAGCTAATGCTCTTCTGCAAACCTGTCTTGTTTTTCCATCAACAGGTCCCTCATATTGGAATTTCGTTTCAGGAAAATCCTCATATACTTTACCTGTAACAGACTGCGAAAATCTTGAAAAAGAGTCTTCTATTAAAAAAGCAGACTGAGAACTGCTAATGAAATTTCCTACACCATACGTAGCTGTGAGTGATTCCATAATTTGTGCTGTGCTTTGTCCTGTGATTAACCCACGCAACATTGCAACTTTAACTTGATTAGAGTATTGTTTAACCCCATCACTTAAAAAAGATAATTCAAACTCTTTCAGTTGTCTTAACACTTCTACGTTTGACGCAGAGATCTTTGCTAATTGTCTATTAGAAAGTTCAGCATATATAATGGCTATTTCATCATCATACGTACTGCTTACTTTACTCAGTAGCCCAGCGTATCCTATTTTTTCCATTTCTGAATAAAAGTCTATTTGTTGTGCTACTTGCAGTAATTCTGTGTCAGTAAGCGTAGAAAGCCCTGCTACAACATTATCTAATTTGTTTAGTAATTCTTGTTGTATATTGGCTATTTCTTTATTGTAAAAGTCTAAATTAACCAACTCTCTCGCCTATTTTATCAATAATTGATTGAGTTTCGTTTTCTTTGCTTGGCACTTCTGAGTCAAGCTGTTCTACTATCTGCTGTATTTCTTCTTCTTGTAAATCAGGGTTTTTCTTTCTTAGGTATGACTGTCTTGTTTCAAGATCGTTGTCAAAAGCCCACGTATAATATTGTATTTCCTCTTGTTGCGACATTGGCACTTCTCTCTCAGAAAAATCAATACTGAATTGATCGCCTAAATTAATTCCGCCTGATACTTCACAAATACGTTTAGCAATTTCAAATTGTTGCTTTTCAAATGGTCTATAAATCTGTTCGGTGTCAGATCGTAAAGAGTCCATAAGATCTAATTCACTCATTTTTTTAGATAGTCCTGATTCTTGTGCTTTGTCAGTCCAATTAATTCTAACATTGTTTGCTTGAGCAATAGAGTCCACCATATACTTCGTAGATTCAATCATACCATTAATATCGGCACTTGGGCTTGCATAAGAAAAGTTAGCCCCTTCAGGAAGCACTATCGCTTTATCTTGCCCCATTGTGATACGTTGTTCAGTATCTAATCCAGTAAATAAAGGCTGTCCCAATTGGAATCTTCCATGCAAAGCCAATTCTGTTAGCATAATGTTGATAGATCGCATACCATCAACTAAATCATTTGCCCCTTCTCTAAAAAAGTCCCTAGTGTATGGGTGTCGGTGTGCTATGTTAAATGGAATAATATCGCCATAAGGGTTTCTGTCATCAGGGACAACAGAAGTAACCTTCCCACGTGAACTGATCATAAAGTGTTTACCTTCCATATCATCAGTTTCTTTACTCCAAAACATATACTGTGCGTCTTCTGATCTCGCCATTAACTGACTCTCAGCCTGATACATAATTGCAAATGGCTCGTCCTCGTTTGGCTTGAAGAAGGGGACAAAAAAGTGTATAGGTCTATATTTTAATTCTTTGTTTTCGTCGTCCCAGTGTGTATACAAAGCTTCTGTACCTAATAGGTAAGTAAGCTGCTCAAATTGTTTCATAAAACTATCAAAGTTGCCTAATACTTCATTGTATTTGTCGTTATATCTTACAGGGCTTTGTTGATATACCAATGCACGTCTTGAAATAATATTTCTTACCAAGTTAATATACATAGGCGGTATTTGTGAAAGAGATTCACTGTCAAAATACTGCTTAAGATCTTGTTGTAGGTTTACCCCTTCATAATAATCAAGCAGACGTTCTCTTTCTTCCATTTGCTTGTCATATCCTTCTTCAATCGTATCCATTAATAAGTCATACAACATCTTCTCTGTCAAATTTGTAATTATCATTTTAATCCTTTATTTTACCATTCTATTGTGTTTGCCTGACCTTTAAATCCATACCTGTATTCAATAGGGTACATAACTCCGTCAAGAAAGTGTGATAACGTTTCTGTCTTTAATATGTGCCCATTTTCTAATGTTGTTAATTCTAAATCTCTAATTGTGTTCTTACACTTAGGGTTAATAAACAACTTGTGTTTGCCTGTTGCATCTTCCAGCATTCTGTTCAATGCGTTTAATCTATCTTTCTGCGTAGGGTTTGCTTTTTTACTAATCACTGTGAATCCTGCGTCCTGCAATATCCTATGATCTGACTTTGTGCTATTGCTTGTTCTTGCTTTCCCTGCTGGATCAGGGTAAACAGGAAGCCCCTTTGCTTTTTGTTGCATAAGTCTTGCTAATTCAAACGTGTTAGAGTTTTGTAATCCGATCTCGTCAAACACATAAACTTCCCCCGCTGTATTTTCACACATTAGAATAGCTGTCATATAACTTGATACACCAAAGTCAATCCCCCAGAACATACGTGCACTTTTTTCCATTTCTTTCACGTGTATATCCCTGTTGAAATTGTAAGCACATCTGTTAGAAGCGGTTTCAAAACTTGCTTCATATTCCTGTCTGAATGTGCTTGCGTCTAAATTCTTTTTTGCACTTTCTATTTCGTCAGGCGAAATAAACCCACCTTCAATAGTAGTAAACTGCCAAGATTTATAGTCTGAATTGTCTAATTGTCCCTTCACATACATATCATAAAAATGATTTTGTATACCTGTTGGCGTCCCTACAAATAAAGCCTGTCCCTTTGTTTCAGCTAACATAGGTTGAACGATCTCTCCCCATACATTTGGTTTCATATAAGCATATTCGTCTAATACTACTTTATGCAAACTAACACCACGTATGTTATCTTCTTTATCTGCTCCTTTGAGTTCTATTTTAGCCCCATTATTAAGTGTTACAGATAATTCTGATTCATTGATCTTAACGTCTTTACCGCTGAATACACGCTTTAACAAGTTCCAAGCTACCATTTTCGCCTGACGATAACTTGGGTATATTATCCACCTTCTCTCGTTCGGCTTCAATTCTTCGTTCATTAACCAAATTAATGAAAAGAAAGTTTTGCCCCATCTTCTACCACAAACCAAAATTTTGTATCTTGATTCATCAAAAAGAATAGACCTTCTTGTGTCGTCAATCCTCCACTTCATTAATGTCAAATACCTTTATTGGCTCGTCATTAACTTCGTGTAACCCAATTGTCTGTTTTGGCTTACCTTCTAAACGATCTGCTATGAAGTGTACTGCCCAGCTTTCGCCCTTCACTGCAAATTCAAATACTTTACGCATAATAAATTCTAATTTATCTATATCTGCTTCAGGTAGCTGTTCTGATCCTATCTTCTTTAATATTCCATTGATAGTTGTTGTGCCTTTTGGGCGTCCCTTTGGGTTTCCTGATTTGCCCTTTGTAAATTTTGCCATTTCCTGTTAATTCCCTGTTAAAACAGGAACTTTATTACTTTCTTAGCAATTATTCCTGCTTTCTGTTTATCCCTTATTTGAATTACTTCCAAATCAGGTTGTAAACGTGTGTTGTTTAATATATTTTGTATTTTAGTGTGCCTTGACTTCTTAAACTGATCTGACTGCGTATCATTTCTGTCTACGTGTCGTTGTTCCAGCGTTTCTTCATCAAGATCTAAAACAATAAACTTCTGCTCATAGTTCTCGTGTATATGTAATAAATTCTTTTCTGTAAACAGCCTGTCGCCTTCAAAGAGAACATTATAGTCAGTTATCTTTAAAAACTTTTCATAATCTTTTTGAACTGCCATAGACAACTTGTCTGTACCGCCAAAAGTATCTTCAGGCTTATAAATACCTAAAATTGCTACGTTGTCTGAGATATAGCCCCTTAACAGCCCATATTTAAAGAACTTAGGCTCATCTTCTACATTGTTTAGTATTTCTCTTACTAATGTTGTTTTTCCTGAACAAGGAACACCGCCTATTGCTACAACTCGTTTAACCATTTTTTCTCATACGTTTCGTTTCTAAAATCCCATAATACTTGCCAATTGACACCATCTATAACAAGATCTTGCATTTTTTCTATTTCTTTACGCTGACGATCTATATAATATCCAACATAACGTTTGCCACGTTTATACTTTTTGTAAGCACACAGCGTTGTTTCAATGTTCCAAATGTTTGTATGCTGTATATCAAGCTGTTCTATTTCTTCTTTCATTAGTTCAAATTGATATTGTAAATAGCCAAGTTGGTTTTTATTTAACTTCTTTTTTGTTCCATGTGTATCTAATTCGTATTGCTCTAAACTATACACTAAACCATTTCTACAACTTTCAGCATTCTTTAAGTCTAAATACGTTGGCTCTAAATCAAACCCTGTTAAAACATTTACCATTTCTAAGTAAATAAACATAGTAAACCTGCCAAAGTAATGTATTTTCATCAGATCCTGATAACAATTGTCATAAGTCATCTGTCTATTCGGCTGTTTCAGGGAATTAAAATATTCTTCTTGCGTTAAGCCATTGAGCAGCTGTTTGTATGATTTGAAGATATTAACAAACTCATTAAAAGATTTTACCTTCAATCTGTCTGTTTGGAACACAGTCTTTTGTTTATTAGCGTCCCACCAGCGTTGTAATCTGCCTTCGTCTACGTTTTCAAAGTCAGGAAATTCATTGTAAATATAATACACAGTCGTTCCTGAATAACAACAAGCATATAAAAAAGCTAACCAATAACGTTGTTCAATATTTAATTCAAATCTATCACTTACATATCTCAAACAATCATTGGCTGGATCAATGTCTTTTGCTTTAGATGATTGAACGTGATAATCAATAAATTCATCTACCATTGCCAAATATTTTGTGGAATACCCTTCTTTGTTTGTGCTTTACCTACTTTTGTCATACCAATCTTTTCATAAAATTTATTTCCAGCTTCATTATCAAGATTGCATTTTAAAGTCATAGGTTTTGGTAAGTTTTCCACAATAAACTTCGCTACGCCCTGTTTTTTAAATTCATCTAATACGCCGATCTCGTATATTACCCAAGAACTATATTTTTTAGACCAGCCATACCTGACAAACCCTTTTTCTTCACATACTAAAAATTTATAAGTCGTGTTTTCTGTTAAATACTTATCCCACACCTGAAATAAATTAAACGATCCTATGTGTTCTTTGTCTTGTTTGTGTATAGCTTTAATAAGATCTGCGTCTTTACGCATAGCTCTTTCTAATTTATAATTCATATAACACACCAGCTTTAATAGGCGTTGGCTCAAAAGTATCGTCTACTCTTTTAAAAATATCTCTTGTTGAAGCTATAAAAGTTGCATTTTCATATTCAAATATCCAGCAAGGTCGCTTCTTGTTACGTATAACAAACATTTTATTCTCGGAATCTAAAACAATACCAGCAAAACTTCCTTTAATGTCATTTACAAATCTTGTTATTAATTCTTTATCGTTTCCACATCGTTGAATTAGTATTTCGCCATCATTATCAGTTTCCATAGTGATATTATGTGCTTTTTCCATTTGGTGTTTTGTTCTCATATCAATAACACCATTAAACACTAATGCCATATCGTCTATATGTATTGGCTGATTGTTTTTATGATTTTTATAATCACCTGACGTAGAATACCTGTTGTGGTAAATGATTTTATCTGACACAGGAAAAGAAATGTCGTCTAATTCGTGATATTTTCTTGTTATAAGTTTATCGTCTTTAACAAAGCTGTAACCATAACTATGTAGCCCACGTACTGAACTTTCAATAATTAAGTTATGAAGTATTGCAAAGTGATTTGGTTTTGGATCTTGTGAACTATATCCTACAATTCCGCACATCAATATATACTTGCCCCTGATCTTATTTCACGTTGTTTTGCTATTTCTTGTTCTTCTGTTGCTGTTCCGCAGTGTGTCATATTTTGTCTATAATACATTACTAAAGAAACTCTTGTAGCTTTTTCGTCAATCTTTGTAATTGGCGTGTTTCCATGCCATTGATGAACGTCACATAATAATAAATCGCAATTTTGCATATCAAATGCTACTGCCCATTGTGGAATAACAAAATAACCGCCTTCGTATCTTCCTTCACGTAACACTACAAGATTGCCAAAGCCCTTTTCAAAATCACCTTTATCTGTATGCACTGCTGTTTGCCAATTTTTATTTACTGTGACTGTGGTAAATGCAGTATCTTTAATAACAAAATCTTGTGCAGTTTCGTCTGCTACTTTTCGTTGCAATTGATATTCGTCTGGCATAAGATCGCTATATTGATTGTCTACAAACTTAATAATACCATACGCTTTTTTAAATTTCTCAAATTCTTTTTGATTAAAAGCGGTTTGTCTGCAATAAGGAAATCTTACATTTCTATCAAAATATCCTATAATTCCGCTATTAACTTGATCTGCACCATTTGTATTTGAAACAGATCCATCTTTTTTTAATCTTTTACTACCAGCTGTTCCTGATGCTTTGTTCCTGTTATTTGTTGCTGTCGCTGCACCCTTTAAATTTTCATAAGCAGTTTGAGCAATATTAGCAGGTATTACATTTTTCCTAAATTTTGCTAATACTTTGCCTGATTCTTTATCATATACGTCTGCGTCATAATCTACTAAAATCTTATAACTTGTGTCGTCTAACAATGCACCAGCTAATTTAGCAGCTGACTTATCATCTAACACAGGATCTAAATAAATTTCTCTAGCCATTAATCAAAAACTCCAAAGCTTTAAACACAGTGTCTGTAACGTTGTCTGTGCCAAACTTTTCTCTTAATTCTAATTCCATTTTCTTAAACACTGGTTCAGTTTCGTCGTTTAAGAATAATTGGATCATACGTACGTGACTTGCTTCTGCGTCTTCAGGGTATTCGATTGTTTCATTGTAATTATTTGTAACATCAAAAGTCAAACTTTCACTGTCTACTCCTAACTCTTGTTCAACAAAGCCCCAATCAAGTAATTCGCCTGTATCAAAATTGTTTGCCAACATATCCCAATCCCACTCTCCTGTGTTCTTGTTTAATCTGACATTTAATTCTTTTTCTTGTTCTTCGTTAAGATCTAATTCTACGCAGGGTACTTTTTCAATGCCTAACATTGTAGCAACTTTCACTCTTTGGTGTCCGCCAATAATAATGTTTTTTCTTGCTTTATTTTTATTCACAAGCACAGGATCAACAAAACCAAACTTTTCTAAAGAGTCTGTTAATTCTTTATGTTGTTTTTCTGTTAATTGTCTTGGGTTGTAATCTGCTTGTTTAAGATCTCTAATGTTTTTTTCAATAATCTTCATCATCATACTCTATGCTGTAATTTTCCTCATCAAATGTTGAATGTGCGTCCCAATCGTCAGGGGGTGTGTGTTCTTCGTCGCCATTTGGATCAGCAAGAACAATATTTTCTATACTGCCTTGACTAAATCTTCGCATATTCTTAGTCCTGTTAAATGCTTCGTGTCCTACTTCCGCATTAGCAGTTTCTTGATCTATTTGTTTAAGTAGTTTATCAATATCCATCTATATATATGGAAATTTTAACCCTTAAAATGTATATTTGAATCAGCTGAATTGCTGTAAGTGTAGATATTGTTAGATATAATTTTTTTTTATTGTAACCCTGTTTTCAGAAAAATGGGCTGGAAAATGAACTAAACCAGCCCTGCTTGGTTAACCAATAACCCTATTATAACAACACCTATCTTTTAGGAGTTTTTTGACAATTTTTTCTAACTTTTTTACAGAACGTTTGTAAATCTTACTAACAGACTGCGGTGTAATGCCATATATTTTACCAATCTTAGCATAAGTCATTGTGTCGTGATAAAAATACACTTCACGTTGTTTTTTAGTCCAAGACTGCTTATGATTTCTTGACATTGCAACTATTATTGCTTTTCCATAAAGAATACTATTTTCTGACTTTTGATATTCGTCATCAATATAATATTCAAAATGTTGTAGCATCTATTACAAAAGATACAACAATAAAAAAGAAAATGCAACTACAAGCAAATACACAAACATAAATAATATAAATTTTGCGTCTGTGTTGTATTTCAAATATTGTCTAATGCCTGTATTAGCCAACATCATTTTATGCTCGTATTGTATTGCTGCGAACTCTGGATCAAATGTCATTTTATCAGGGTTTCGTAAAACTTTATTTCTTTTTAACCTGTATTCGTAATTATCCAAAGCTTCGTGTATTGCGTATTTTTTTTTGTTCATTTTTTTTCCTTTTGTTAAGCTTTAACGTTATCACTTGAATTTGTCAAATCTTTTACCAAATCAGCAAGTTCTTCTGTCATTTTGTTTTGATCGTCGCCAAAAACTGCTTTAACATTTTTATTGAAAAGTTCGTAGTTATCAAAATAAATCCAGCTCACTATTCTTCTAAATTCCTCTTGATTGCCTTTTAGCTTTTCTATATTTATTTCTTGAATTTGCCCTAATGAATCATTTATGCATTTGTGTAGCAAACTTATATATACTTTTGAATCTGTATCATTTATCATTTTTATTATCCTCTCTTTTATTTGGCACATAGTATTGCCACATATTTACAAACATATCTTTATCTTTTTCGGTAAAAGTTTTTATAACATTTTGATGTCTTATAGTAGTTCCTTGAAAAAACCACCAGCCATTTCCATGTTCTTTGTACCACTCTTTTTCAAATTCTGCTCTTTCTTCTGTGTAAGCATATAAGGGTTTAGCTTTTTGCATACGTTCTTTGAACGTGCCTGCTTTTTTACCCCACTGATCGTATGTTGGGTGTGATTTAGCCATTATCTTTTTCTCCTTATAGCTGATTGATTGTTATTGTTCATATACTCATAACCAATCTTATCAAGTTTATCTAATAATTTATCTATTAGTTTTTGTATCTTAATTGCTTTATGTCCATTTTTTAACATCTGTTCTTCGTTCATTTTACATTTCCTCGTATTGAAAGCTTGCGTGATCTCTACACTTGCCACACAAACCATAGTGTTCATCTTGAAATTCGTGTATGTTTCCTAAACCGCCTGCACCACAACAAGTAGACAACAATTCCATTTCATCAAGCATACAGCATTTTTTATATTTTTTGCCACTGCCACAATCACATTTATCGTTTCTATTTTGCTTTGGTTTAACATAAATACTTTCTTGTAGTTTTTTATAACCGCCCAATTTCCTGATAAATTCGCCCTTCTTCATAATGTCGGCTCATAGTTTGTCATATCAACTGCTACTTCAACAGATTTTTTTTGCCGATCATTCCAAGCTTCGCCACGCAATTCAGGGTGTTCTTCTTGTATTTTCCTACGACATCTTGCAATAGATTCCCAGCTTGTTAATTTATCCATATTTAATAAGTTAATTACGTCATCTCCCCATTGATCTTTTAATTCTTGTCGCCAAATCCAAGCAACTAATTTGTGATCTGAATTTCTAACATATACACTTAATTCTAATGCTTCTTTGACTAACTGCTTCAAATTATCTTTCATTATCTTGCTCCATTTCGTAAGAACTTTTCTGAAACCATACTATCAGAATAATCACTTTCATCGTCAGCAGTTATAACTCTATCGTGATAATCGTCATAGAGTCCTTCTGATTTTAAAAGCTTTATTGCATTTTTGTATTGATTGCTATTGTTGCCTTCGGTGTAATGGAACTTCATAAACTTTCTTAACTGATATTTGCCTTCTTTGTATTCCCTCAAATGTTCTTTAAGGTTTTTCAACACTTCTTCTTTTTTATATTCAAAGCCCAAAATTGTATTTATGATTCTAAAATTAAGGTTTCCTAATCCTGCGTGGTTAGAAGTAGTAAAAAAATAAAGCACTAATAGTTTATACTGCACCTCTAAATCCATAAACCAAACTTCTTCCCATATTGTATTTTCAACTTGTCTTTTAGACATTATATACCCCTTTCATTTTAATCATAGTCATAAAAGTCCTCTGATTTTTTTAAATTTAAGTTATCTAACATTAAACGAATTTCTTTCCTAAAATCGTTAGACAAAAGATATTTTTTTTGTCCTGACTTTAAATTTTCGTTTTTTCTTTCACGTAATGCATCAAATCGTTTTTGCCCAAGCTTTGCTAATTTATGTTCCATATGCAAAACAGGGTTTCCTCCTAAATGACTGTGACAGCCATAACATAGAGCTTCACAATTATCTTCATCAAAGCGAACACTCCAATTTCCTCTGCTCCAAAAATGCGAACAATGCAAAGCAGAAGTTGGCGGATCATATTTCTTGCCACATCGTTGACAAGTCCAATTATCACGTGTTCTTATGTACTTGCTAAATATAACATCACTTGCAAATAATTTTACTTTCCCCATAGTTAAAATGGAAGTTCGTCAGGGTGTAGTTCCGCTGATTCTTCTTCTTCCTTCTTATATTTTTTAGCTTCTTCTTCCGCAGTGAATTGCAATGATAAATACTTTTCGCCTGTTTTAGTGCTTGTTGAAATCCAAATCGCAATATCATATTCTTCATTATTGACTTTGCAAGAGCCTTTGTATTTTGGGTGTTTATCGGTTTCAGCATACTTATTTATAAATGCTAAACCTTTATTATTCTTTTCAATTTTCATCTTGATCTCCTTCGACTTTCTTTTTGTTCTCTAAATTATCTTTAATTAATCTGCTGTCTAATGCTTTTAAAGTGTCAGACCATAATTTTAAGTCCATAGTCTTTAAGCTTGCATTATAACGATCAATTTCAGTTAAACTTAATAAACCTGCTTTTCGGCATTCGTTCATTGTTTTGTTTAATGTTTCAATCTGCTTGTTAGTAGGTTTTCCAATTGATTCTTTTTTTGCAACTTCAATTACATCTTCTGTGGCAATATTCATTTCCTGTCCAATATAACCGCATTTGCTTAAAGCACGTCCAATTGCAGAAGTTTCACAATTTTCTAATGCATTTTTCCTATTAACAAACCCATCGTCATCAGTTTCATATGCAACTCCTGTAAAAATTCTATCAGGGTTGCTTACGTCAGGGACAATAGTTGCTTGAACAAAAAAAGCATTACAAGTCTTATCAGTTAAAGAATTGTTCCACTCTTTGTCTATTTTGTATTCACAAGTTATTGATGCATTTTCGTGATCTTCGTCAAAAGCCTGTAAACGTTCCGCCACAGTCTTATAGTTATCTAAGTGTTTCATTTTTACCTTCTTTCTTATGTTCGACAGAAGCTGGATTAGCTGAAGTTATACGTTGACTTTCGTCAGGTCTACTTGCTTTGTCAGCTTTTTGTTGTTTTATTTTCATTTCATATTCTTGCCTGACAATTTCATATCCTTTAACAAGTTTATCAAGCAATTCTTTTTTAGGTTGTCCGCCATTTAATAATTCTATATTAGCATCAAACAATTCTATTGGTACGTCTTTAATAGTTATCTTCATTTTATTCCTCGTTACTTAACATTTCACATAAATGCTCATTGACTTCATCAAGATCAATCTTTTTATCAGCCCAAAGTACGCCATCAGGTGTTTTTGCTTTGTATAAATCACAATGCAACAACCAAGCTTCGTAAATTGTTTTTAAAGGTCTTATTACAGCTTGATATTTATAGCGTTTATTGTAAATGCTTTTTAAAGACTCATAAAATATTGGATCATTATTAATCCAAAGAATTACATTCCAAGTTTCGTAATTCTTCCAACCATTGTATTCATTTTTTCTATATACTAATTCGTTCATATTTTCGCTCCATTTATTAACTTTAATATGTTTTCTTCGCTAAGAAAATCTTTATCATTAATTTTTTTCATACCCCACCATATAACAATCATACTAGGAAAAGGTGCAGGTGCAAGTTTTTCCCCACCTTCAAATTTTATTCTGCCTTTAATGAACACCATTGATGCTTTATTGTATATATAATTATGAAACCATTTTGTATCTGTTCTTGCAGGTAATAATGCAACAATAGTGCAATTAATTCCCCATTGTTCGTATGCTTTTTTAACAAATTTATTTATTTCCCTTCCATATGGGGGGTTCATAAAATTACAAGTTTCCCAATTTTTATTTAAACAAGAATTTTCTTTTGTATAATACTTAGGTAATAATGCATTTTTTTCATCAGAACAAACATCTAAATCGAATTTAAAATGATTGTGTAATGCATTAAATAACCATTTCGGAGTTCGCCAATCGTCTTTATTAGAACTAAACAAACCTTTATTAACACTCATTGCATAATCTCCTTTATTAGTCGTTCTTTTATTATATCCCTAAACTTTTCATTTTTTCTTAACCTATCGTAATGTTTTTTAAAATGTTTGGTAGGTTTACCATTAGTTCCATAAAGATCAATGCAAACAACATATATTTCATATTCTACGTTTTCGTCTATCATATCTCCATAATGTTCATTATAATCTCTAACTACGCCCATTTTTATATCCTTCCCAAGTTCCTAAGATCCTGAATAATTTTGTTAAAAATCTATAAAACATATAACAAATTTGGGCATAAAATTAACTATTAACAATAATTTTTATTGATAAAATCTTTTATTTGGGGTTAAAAAATTTTTTAAGCCATTAAAAACAATTTTTAATCACAATAAGAATAAAGATAATAATATTCATAAAAATAAAGATAATGATAATAAGGGCAAGATCTAAAACACTTAATACACAGCAATTGTTGTCTTTTGTGTAGGTTATTCACAGATTCAAGTATTATGAGTTTAACTAACAAAGGAAATATAAAAATGAAACAAGATGATTTTAAAAGAAATAATAAATGGTATTTAGAAGCACAGAATTTGCTTTTAAATAAAAAGATAACAAACGTTCAATGGCAAACTTGGGACAAAGACGATGAATACTCAAGCACAGGTTTGGTATTTGAAGTTGAAGGCGGTGCTACTTTCTTTTTAAGTAGTGATGATGAAGGCAATGACGCAGGTGCATTACACTGGCAAACTGACAAAGATTATGGTGTATTACCTACTGACGTTGCTTCAATTGATGAAATGGCAAAACACGTTAAGGAGAATAAATAATGAACAAAGTCTGGGAATATAATGATGGCGGTCGAGCCGAATCAGGTTACAAAGGAAATGCAGGAGATTGTGTTACAAGAAGCATATCTATTGTAACAGGGCTTCCGTATCAAAAAGTGTATGATGATTTAAAATCTGCAAACAAAGAATATGCTGAAAGCAAAAGAACTAAAGTTGCAAGATCATTAAAGAGAAAGGGTAATACACCAAGAAATGGTGTTTACAAACAAGTGTACCGCCCTTATCTGGAAAGTTTGGGATATAAGTTTGTTTCAACAATGGGTATAGGAACAGGCTGTAAAATGCACTTAAAAGCCGAAGAATTGCCCAAAGGTAAGATAATCGCAAGAGTGTCTAAACACCTTTGTGCAGTAGTCGATGGGGTTATTCAAGATACGTATGATTGTTCGAGAGATGGAACAAGATGTGTCTATGGATACTTTATCAAAATCAGTTAGTTAGTTACCTCACAAACAAAGAAGCCCCAAATCAATGGGGCTTTTTTGTATTCAGGCTATTGAATTTGCTGTCGCATTCTGATTTGGGTTGCAAATCTGCCATCAGCAACTTCAGTGAAGGTCATTGTTTCGTTCAGTCTAACCCAATGATAAGAGCTACCATCATAGTAAAGAAATTTCTTTCCTTCCCCTTTAATAGCATCTTGCATTGTGGTTAAGTCTTGTTTGAAGGTAGATGAAATGTTTTGAAAACTGATTGTAATAACTTCTTGACCAGGATTTACATTCAATGCATATTCAACTCCGCCTAATGATCTTTGAATTGAATTTTCATATTCTATTTTGCTTTGAACATTTATATCAGGCTCTATTTCAAAATCTAATTTTCTACCTATTAAAATTTCTGCAACATTGGTTATTGCTTCATTAAATTCTACGCACCATATCGTATAACTTCCTACATCTGTGTAATTTGCACTGTCGTGAACATTGCTTACTATCCAACCGCTTTCAGTAGAAGCAAAACTTTTGCCAGCTGCTGTTAAAGAATTAACTGCGTTTCCAGCCCTGACTGTCATTTCGTCCCCATTGGCTAATACACCATCAGATCCTGAAAAATAAACAGCAATAGCATTAGCAGTTCCGCCAGTGCCTAATGTGTAAGCAATAGCATCATTAGCATTAACACCTGTAATAGCTGTGCCAATATTTTGATCTGAAACTCTTTTATGATCAGTTAAAGAATCAGAAGCACTAAAACCTGCTCCAAATGTTCCTTCACTAATTGTATTATCACTTCTGTATTGATTGATTGAATCATAAACAAAAAAACTCGACATAATTTCTCCTAAACTTCACGACAACCAATGGAAACCGATCCAATGTTGCGTTTTAAATTTGTTATTATAAATCTTTTATTACTCCAAGTATCTCCAAATAAATTTGTAGGCATAGCCACAAAGCTATCAAACGTATCTGATATTTCATCAAATGGGCTTCCAAGATCTTGAAAAAGTATGCTTGAAAAATCAATAAAATCTCCGACTTGAATCATACCATACTTTTCAGGGTTTACTAATGTTACATTAATTGTAGTTTTATAATCTCCAAACAATGAACTTCTAAAATTAACAAAGTCATCATTTCTATCACTGCCTGCTCCATCTACTGAATCAAAAACATAATCTAAATTGACTTCTTCTTTTTGGTGCGAAGCTTGTTCAAATATAGTTCCATGCGATAAATTTTGCCCACTTCCTGTATCTGCTGTATAAGTAGCTTGTTTTAAATATCTATCTTCCGCAGGGTGTGGTTTGTAATTAATTACTAAATTAGTTTCGAGATCTCCAACTTCTGTAATTCCAAGTTCATAACCGCTTATATCATTTTGACTTAATGCAATATCAGCAGTAGGTACACCATTGTCTATAGTAAAATAGCGTAAAGGGCTAACACCTGTTAAAGCAGTTTGTTGTGCTTGTGGGTTAAACTGAAAAAAGAAACACCCTTCATATTGTATTTTATTTAATACTTTTTCTAATGGCTCTTGATCGTGTGAACTGAATCTTGTTTTCCAATGTGTAGAACTTGCAGGGCTTGATGTGTTGCTATCTCTTAATTCTGCTACTGTCTTAAATCCTGAGTCTTCTATGTCAGTATTGTCAACAAAGTCATCTACATCTATAATAGCATCTAATAATTGCCTGTGTATAGCCACAGGGTTATTTAAATCACTTGCAGTAGTTGCAGAAGTGTGTCCTGTAAAACTTTCTGTCAAAATATCTCTACCTAAATACACTTCATCAATACCTGCGTTGAAGCTTGTTGAAGCAACAGGCTCTTTATCAAGATCGTTTTCTGCTGTTATTTTAAAGGACACTTCTTTTATAGTAGCTGAAAAATCTGCATATTGAGCAGATCCGCCTAATGCATTGAAGTCAAAATACAAATAACAATCATCAGGTAAATAACCTGCGTCATCTGTTGCATTATGATCGGTTACATAATCTGTAATATCTACGTCTGTAACACTAATAGTTCCTGATTCTAATTGACTTCTTGCAGGGCTACCAAAACAATGTGCTGAAGAATTTGGTGCACTAATAAAACTTGCTGTATCTTGCACAGTCACTCTTAACCCATTAGAAGCTGCGAAATTAGAATATGCTTGTGTGAATGTTGCTTCCAAAGATATTTTCAAGTCAGTTATTTTACCACGCAATTCAGGCATAATAAGTTTTACAAAGAAACCGCCTATGTCATTTGAAAAACCTGTGCTGTTGCTTACTGTGACTGACGTGCCTGTGTTGTCATCAATTATATTAGCAAACTCTCCTGCTGTTTTAGTAGTAGCAGTACCAAACACAACTTCGCTTGCAGGAACTTCGTCAGGAAATACTTCTGCTACACGTTTCATAGCTTTGGGAACTTTTAACACTTTCGCACTATCTACTGTTGCAATAGAAGTATTAGTATCTGTTAAAGGCAAAAATCTTTTTATCGAATCATCAAAAAACTCTAATTTATCAGATCCGCTTGTTCCTTCAGGAATTAAAAACATAAAGTCAGTACCATCGTTTTTATGAAATGGACATTTAAACACTTCTGCGTTAAACGCTTTTCCTGTGCTTGCAGTATAATCTCCATAAACTAATGGAACAATTTTATTATTATGTGCTTCGTTTGTGCTACTTGTTCTTCCTTGGGGTATTGATACGTTTTGAAATGGTCTATTAGATATGATGTTCATAATAATAGTATTATTCTTGTATCCAAAGCTTGATACTTTACCGCTAAAAATTTGTAATGCATTCGCAGCTGTTGCGTCGTTATCTATTTGACTTAAAATATTGACGTGTGCATTAAGATAATTTTTACCTAATGTCCCAAGCAAAGTTGTGCCATCAATATCTATATTACCAATATTTAGGGTTAAGCTTCCTGTATTAGTAGTAAAGTTTTTAAGATCTAACGAATATGAAATACTTGGCTTATTTAATATAGCAGGGTAATACACTACGCTGTTAAAAGCAGTAGATGCAAAACTCAACGCCAAATCAGGCGTATCAGTTGTTTGTATACCGCTTGTGCTGTTTTTAAATATCTGTACTAACCAATTTTCTGTCATTGTAGGTGACAGCTTTGATTCGTAATTAGTGTTTGTAAACATAGCCTGTTATCCCTTCAAAAATTATTGTATAATCTCTTGTCTGATTTTATTTAAAATATCATCTTCTCTAAATTTCATACTGAGATCTGCTTCAAATCGTTTTACTTCTTTACCATATTCAAAAATAATAATAGTAGGAACAACTTTAATATCCCACTCTTTTTGAATAATTGCACCTATGTCTTTATTGGAAATATCTACATAGCCTGTATAGCAATTTTTTAATTTTTCTATCGCTATTTTATTTTGCCAATTCCAAGAAGCGTTTACTTCTATAACTGCACAAAACTCGTTTTTCATTAATTGAATAGATTGAATACTATCCAAATTGACTGATTGCGAAAAAAGCCAAGATGTAGACAGCCCAAGCCACAATAACCACGTATTTATCAATTTTCTCATAATCCATACCTTATTTATTATTCATGTTGAGTAGAGTTTCATTAATACTGCGTGTATCTTCTTTAATGTCATCTACTTTATCTTCAAGTTTTTCTACTTTTTCTTCAGTATTCAAAATAGAGTTTCTTATCATTTGATCCTTTAAATCATATTCTGTTCTACTAATAGGCGGTTCAGGTAATTTCTTAGCTTCCTCTATGTCAGCTTGCAAATTAAACCATAGACCGACTACCATAAATATTGTTACAGCAATACTGATAAGCGTTTCAATACTGAATGTAAATTTAGTTCCTTTGCCAAGTTCCACTTTAATATCTCCTCAATTTAATTTTTGGTTTTTTTAATTTTTGTTTTATACTTTTCTTTTTCATACCAAACAATTTTTTAGGTATAAAATTTTTTGCTGTAGCAGTAGTTACATTGCTCATAATCCTAACCTTTGAGCCCTTTGTATTGCAGGAATAATATGATCTACTACTGTTTCATCTACCAATGGTGCAGTAATATTTATTGTTATATTGCCCTGATCTGCTTGAACAGGCGAAGGCAATGGTGTAATATCTACACGTTCCATACCGCTTGCATTATCTCCTACAACTATACCATTTCCGATCGGTAATGTTGTTTTTTTATTTGTTACAAAACTACCGCCTGTTGCAAAACTATCTGTGACTGTGCTAAATATTCCTGAAATAGTAGCCTGAGCCCCTGCTGCAAGAATTACATCTAATGGAAATGGTACAGATTTAAATATATTAGCAATATGTGATGCTGACGCTTCCATAGTTTTATTTTTAATAGTATTGATAGTTTGTTCTTTACTTAGCTTACCCTGTGCAGATATGTTTTGTATGCTTGACTCTAATGACTTCTTATTAGAATTTGCTACTTTTTCATTTGATTCTGATACAGCATTATTGCCTGCAACTACTGTACCTGTTACATCTACGACACCTTCTGCAAACTTCTTCATATCATCAAGTATTTCTTCTGTGCTTTTTCCTTCATCGTCTGCACCTAAAAGCAATTCAGTGAAAATACCTTTTCTAAATTCAGTTCCTTGAGAAGTTTTTTTAATTTCAACAAGTTGCTCTTTAAACTGATCTATTCTTGCTTGTATTGTTTCTTCAGTTCCTAATACTAAGTTAGGTGCAAGTTTTTCTGCTGCTAAATCAAATTCTGCTAATGCTAATCTTGCTCCAACTACTTTTTCTTGAACTAATGAGAAATTTCTTATTACTGTGTTGGCTACTTCGAACGCTGCACCAAATACTGCTATTCTTCTTAAGAACACGCCTAATCCTACATTAGAAGCTACAACTGCTGCATTAAATGCAAAATATCCGCCTGTCATTAAAGCAAGAGTCTTTAAAAATTCTTCCATATCAGAAACTTGTTCATCTGTCATATTTTCTACAAAACTAGCTAATTGTGTTGCTGAATCTTTAACAGATAGAGCAAAATCTCCTAAACCTTCAAGCATACGTGATCCTATTGCGTTTTGCAATTGATCTATAGAGTCTTGCATATTAGAAACTTTACCGCTGAAAGTCTGTGCTAAAAGATCTGTTGCCCCTGCTATTTTACCATCAGGATCTGTCATAGCACGTTCAAGGGCTTCTCTAAATTCAGGTAAAGTTAATTTAGATAAATCTTCTATACCTTCTGAATCTTTAATAAGCTGTAAAATACCACGTTCACGTAATATGTCTGCTGCACCTGCACCACCTGCAAATGCTCTACCGAAAGCAGCTGAAGCATCTACAATATCAGTACCCATAAACGCTGCAAGGTCTGCAATAGATTTAAGTGATTCCTCACTACTTACACCGAATGCTTCTAATGTTGCCCCAGCTTCTACTACGTTTTGTACTTGGAAGGGTGTTGTTGCTGCAATTTTAGTAAATGCGTTAAACGCTTTTGCCCCTTCTTCTGTGCTTCCTTTAAGGGCTACAAGTCTTGTTCTTAAACTTTCAAAAGTGCTTGCAGTTTGCACAACACTTCTCACACCTGCTCCTAATACCGCTGCACCAAATAAATTTCTAAATGTAGAACTTAATTCAGACGCCGAATGTTTTGTTTCATCTGACTGTCTTTCTAATTTATCAAGATTTTTTACAGCATTTCTTGTATCACTGGTGACTAATATTCTTATTCTTTTATCATTTGCCATTTTGTTCGCCCATATAAATTTGTATTGATTTTATTTCTCTATTAATAATTTCAAAAATTTCAATTCTTCTTGCGTCTGCACGATCTAAATCTTGTGCCAAAGGTATATTAAAATCTTTCATTAAGTTGTATTCGACTAAATATCTATTATCTTCCATATTTACTAACCACTTAGGATCAGCAAATAGGGGTAAATGAAAATATAAATTTCTCCCAAGAGAAAATTTGTTATCTTGCCACTTTTCAAGTAGCAGATACACTTCTTCCCATACGTCATCTATATTCTTATATGTCTTTACTTTTTTAGTTAAAGGGCTTTGTCTTTTATAAGGAAAACTCAACGATATGTGTGGAAAACCCAATTGGGAAAACCACACATAACAACAAAGTCCTATGAGTCTTTTTTTTCAAGCCCCATATATTGAGAATAAATTTCCTGCAACAAAGCATCTATGTCAGCCATAGACAGCTTTTCAAGATCCTTTTCAGATAATCCGCTTATATCTTCTACTTTATTTAGTAATTGAAAATACGCTTCCTGATCTGTCGTTCCATCTTTGAAAGCATTTAAACTTAATTGCCATAGTTCTCTTTTCTCTTTATATGTAATTGACTTAACTTCCCACTCTTTTTTGAACATATTAACCTTCATCTAATCCCCCTTATTTTACCAACTTGAATTTGTTACGCCATCTACGTGTATGAACTCAAACGCAGTACCACTTGCTACGCCACTTGCAGTTGGTTGAACAACTTTAAATGGAATTGTAATTATAGCACCTGTGTCTGCATTTAAATCATAATTAACCGCAGTTGAATATACTTCTGCAACAATTGATAGTTCGCCTGCTGTATCAATTGAGCCTGATCCCTGTTTCAATGTTAAAGTCGCAGTATCGCCATCAAGAAAATCTTGAAGAACATTGTTTGCTGAATCATTAAAGTTGTCATCATACATAAATGATATTTCCCCTGTAATGTTTACAGAAGGCACACCAAACGCATAATTTTCAGCATCACCAGCAGAATCTCTACCAACTCTTGCTAAATTGTTCTCAATAGTGAAAGAAACTCCTGTGATTACTGCTGTTGCAGGTGTTCCATTGACATCAAATTGTTTTGTATCAAAATATGATTCAATTTGTGTCGGTGAAGCACTTGTTAAATTAGGTGTTCCTGCTACACTACCGCCTGTCAAAGTTTGTCCTGATAGGAATTTAGTATTGCTTGTGAATCCTGAATAAAAGCTACCACTTAATAATAGTCTACCATCAGTCATATCAAAGTTCATTGTCAATGATGAAAGTGAAGCACTTGTCATAAGTTTATCTTCTCCAGTCGCTGCACCATAAATTGCAATATCAAACAAGCTTGGAATGCCTGCACTTGAACTTGCGTCAAAATCAGGTCTTGCAAGTCTTCCTGTTCCGCTTCCATTGTCTGCTACTTTTGAAGTGTGTGTAAGGTTTCCACCTGATCCACCTTCTTCGTGATCTTGTAATACATTAGCCACCATACGTGAAAGAAATGCTCTTTCAGCAGGTACTTCAAAATCTAATGTTACATTACCACCTTTACGTGATCTAAATTGTGCAGTATCTAATTCTACCATACCTGGTGTATTGCTTCGTATCTCTCCTGAACTTATAAGATTGAGAACAGGTTGAGATACATTAATTACAGGAAGTAATTGATAAGCGGTATCTGTCGCTGCTGCGGTTGCAAAATCTGATCCACTCTTTTGCTTGATACCTATAGAATACTGACTTCCGCCATATACTTTAGCCATTTGTTATCTTCTCCTCTTTTTTAACTTTTTTTTCTGTTGATTTTAACTTGATCCCCAAGTCTTTTAACATATCAACTTCTTTTTCTTTTAATACAACTTCTTTACCTGCTAACAGATCGTGATATTTACTTTTGTCTATATCTACGTATCTTGGTAAATGATATTGTAATCCTTTAATGTGTTTATATTTCATTATATTACCTCGTTTACATTACATTCTAACGTTAGTACAAATCTTTCTCGCTGTGTATCTTCTGTATCTCTTTCATATACAACATCAGTTACTTTGGCATTATACCACTCTGTGATGTTTAATAATTCAAGATTTCTGTTATCGAAAAAAATTCTTTTAACAAGTTCTGCTATATCTGTTAATCTTTTTACATCTTTATCTTTTGTAAATTCAGATCCTGTGTGTATCTCAAAGCTTATTTCAGTTACATACTGCCTGATGTGTGCATTACTTGCATAATCTATAAAAGTATCAGATACAGGTCTAATTAAAAAACTCTCCTGTCCTTTATGTTCATCGTAGAACAAAGGAATGCTTGGAATTGTTTGTTTAATTAGTTTTTGTATATTATCTAATACTCTTTCTTTAAAGATGTTTTCAAATTCTAATCTTGCCATATTACCACTTTACCTTATTTGCCCAATAAGCTGCACTCATTTTACCTCTTGCAATATTTTTTCTATGTCTTGCTTTAAAAGATCTTTTTCTTGCTCTTTCTGACGCAGTTCTTGGTTTTTTACCTGCTCCTCTAACACCCTGCTGACCAAACCTTATTAGTCTTATTTTGTTCCCCTGTTTAGCTAAAACAGCGTGTGATTTAGTTCTATGTTTTGGTGTTCTTTTTGGTTTATTATAACCTGAAAAGCGTACCCCTCTATATGTTATTGCCATTTACTTACCTATTTTTCTCATAGCTATCGTATGTGCTTGTTTAAAAGTTTTACCTTTTCTAATAGCAGAAGCCATACTTCTTAAATGGGCTTTTGTGTGATGTACTTTATGTTTGCTCATCTGTCTTTTTTGCGTAGCAGTTAATCCTTTTAAGCTAACACCTTTCAAGTTCTTAGCCATTATTTCTTCTTTTTCTTTTTCATTTTTCTTTTCTTTTTACCATACCCTATTCCTCTTGGCATTATTTTCTCCTTTTACGTTTTTTTGCTGTTTTTGCAGCGGATCTAAAATTAGCACTACTTGGTGCATGTGGGCTTTTTTTACTTCTCATTCTCTCTACTTTTTTAGCCCCTGTTGCTTTTTGTCTTTTAATTCTTTTTCTTTTAGCGTGTATATTAGCATACAATCCCTTTTTTTTAGGCATAATTATCTCCTCTTCAATTGTATAGTTTCAATCCCACCACCGCTTGTGTGATCTAATCCTGACACTTCAACTTCCCATTCGTCGCTTGCAGTATAAACGCCAGTAGAAAATCTTACATAAACTCCATGTCCTACTGGTTGAAAACTGCCATCAATTACTTCTGCTTCCTGCGAAGCGTTCACTTTGAGCCCTGAATCATTACCTATAAAAGTTTTATAAGTCACAGTAGACGTGCTTCCTGCTGCGAACGTTCCGCCTGTTTCTATAACAACTTTAATTCTGTCAAATGATGTTTGAGGGTTTCCAAAAGTGTCTACAATAGCACCTGTTGTATTACCATTAATAGAAACTTCTTTAACTATTTTATCTCTGCCATCTTCATCTTGATCTAAGCTTATAATCCCTTTGCGAATCAAGTCTAATAACCCTGTTCCGCCTTCTTGGTCGTATACTTGATTTTGTAATCGTAGTCCATGTTGTTCATCATATGGTAATACTGCCATAGCAGCTGACAACAATGCGGTAGCCCTTACAATTATTTCAGGGTAATTTCTACCTAAACTATCCCCTGTCCCGACGCCCTTATTTTTATAAATAGGTTTATTAATATAAGATCTCACGAAGTCGGAACTTCTTGATATAAACTCCTCAAATAGAGTTTTATTATCCCTGCCAGCTGTCATAGTTACATCAAAGTTTGGGTCGCTATTTGTTGTTGGCATAAAGTAAACGACATCAGCGTCCTCATCAAAGTAGTATTTACCATCAGCGTCTACGCTTGCAATGTCTGCTACTAAGGTTTGTTCAATGTCATTTTCATATAGCATTGTAAATTTGCCAACACTACCAGCTTTCCATATTTCGGAATTACCACTGCCACTATGACTTACCCAATTAGTTATTGTTCTTTTCCTGTCATAATCGAATACAAATGGGGCTACCAATTGTATGTCTTCTATTGTGCAATATGTATCAAGATACGTACTCATTATCTAATTCTCCTATTAATTGAGGAATTTCTAACTTATCAATCAATTTAAACAACTCAGGTGTGTAAAATTCTTTTTCCCTGTCTGATATTGTTTTTGCTTGAAGAATTACGCTTAACTCTTTTAGTTTTTTAATTGATTCTGCTAAGTCCATTTGTCCCCTTTAATTATTTCATTGTTCCAAGTTGTCATACCATTATGTATGTCTAACGTTATTAAATTAAACCACCCATCATCGAAAAAGTCTACGATCCCAACATTGTGCGTCCAATTTACTTTTCTGCCTTTTAAAAAATCCTTTTTAATCTTACATAAACAGCCCATGCTTTGTGCAATATGTACTCCTGATATATGTTGAACAACACTACGTTGGCAATCGTGTGTATGCCCATAGATTATATTACAGCCTAAGTTCTGCACTGTCGCCCTGCTGTGATTGACTGAACCATAATGTCCTCCGTGATATGCGTACAGCTTTGAATCTTCTACTTTGAAGATCTCGCCATAAGGAAACCACTTATAACCACGCTTTTCAATATCAAATAATGTTTCAGGCTTGTATTTATCTAAATAAGGGTTTTCCTCAACAAAAGCATTATACCAATTGTCGTGATTACCCATTGCAAGATATTTGTTCTTACAGCCTACTTTTTTTAAAGCATAGTCAATGCGATCCATATGCATATTCACTTCTTGTGCTTCTTTATCAATTAAAGGAAGTTGATATTCCAATGGCGGTCGCTTTCTTCTGCTCCATCTCCAATGTGATACGTATTCCCCTTCTGCAAAATCGCCTAAATTGATAAATATATCAGGCTTAACCTTCTCAATTACCTTTAATGCACAACTAAATGCTGATTCGTCGTGCAAAGGAAAGTGCATATCACCAAATATGACACCTGTACTCTTTATTTTCTTTTTCATACATCAATAGCCCTTCGAAACCACCCATAGTAAAATCGTTCTTGCGATTTATCCTGACTTACAAGATCTGCGTAAAATTTGCATCTATACGCCTGTAAACGCTTCTTATTCACTTTATCGGCACTTTGTATCGTTTGTTTGCCGATACGCCCATCTACATCTATTTTAGAACGTTTTTTGCTATTTATGGCTCTTTGCAGTACCTTGACTGCTTGTTTTTGTCCCATATTCACGCACATATCAAAATAAGTAGACCTCAAATCATTTGGAAGGCGATCTACTTTTGCAGGAATCCAATAATTGTTATAGTAAATGTTTATAGCTTCTTCTTCTGTAAGATTTTTAATATCTACATCAGGAAACCATCTTTTACTAATACCAAAATTAGTTTCTCCACCTTTGTCGTGCGGATCGTTCACATATCCACCTTCGTGTTCGATTACCTTCCTAATAACCGATTCGAAGGTTGTATTTTCCACCATCACTACTTCTTTAGAGCTTTTTTTACTTCCGCCCAAACTTCGTTGTCTAATTCATTAGATGATTTTTCTACTAAAAAATCTCCAACTCTAAGTAGCACAGCAATTAACACTTTTTCACTCAATATACCTGTTAAGATCTTACTCACTATCAGATTCATCTTTATCTCCTTCTTTTTTGTCAAAAGATTCAGTTAGCATTTTAGCAAATGCACCTTCAGCAACTGATTCTCTATCAATTTGAAATGCAAAATTAGCTTTTTGCCTTCTACAATTCTCAATGTGTTCAACAAGAATTTGTTGCTCTTGTGATAATTCGTCAAAATTGTAGTCTTGATCGTTTACTGTTATTTTTCTTTCTTCACTCATTTTATAGCCCTCGTTTTGTTAATAAAATTTTATCTTGGTAAGTGTCCATCAGTTTCTACACTTCTTCCTACTGGAAACTCAGACATTCTGTGTTCAGGAAGATTGGTAGTGTCAAATGTTGGATCTCCAAAAGTTCCTACTAACCAATTGCTTAAGCTTCCAATATTTGTGCTTTGTGATGTGCTTGGTAGTATTGTTCTAAAAGTAGTATTATAAGTTTGAGCAGGACTATTCACTGACAATCCTTTTAAACTATAATTACCAGTCTGAGAAGATACATCTACATTACAGCTTTTTCTAATATCACTCATTTTCAATGGTTGAGTTGGATGGTTTGGTATTACTGGTAATGCCATTACTCAGCATCTCTTATTGCTATATAGTCTGATAATTCTGCTTCACATTCAGTAAGTTGTGATTCTAAGTTAGCTTTATGTGCTTCACATTGTGATATAGCTTCATCTACTGATTTAACATCAGTATAATCAACTACTTCTACATCTTTTCCTGAAGCATCTTTCATTGTTCTTGTATGCTTAATTTCTACTTGTTTACCTGATTCATATACAGGTGCTTCAATTATTTTTTCTGCAATTACTTTAGCCATTTCTTAATTCCTCTATTTGTTTTTGTTGTTCTTTTATTGCCTGTATTAATAAAGGCACAATTTTTTCATATTTAACTGCTTTATATCCATTGTCTCTTGTAGTAACTACTTCAGGTAGTACTTCTTCTATTTCTTGTGCTATTACACCTACATCATGTCCTGTATTACTATGAACACTATTTCCATGTTTGTCTTTACCATCTATCCAGTCAAATTCTACACCATTGATCTTATTGATTTTATGAAGTGCATTATCTAATGGTTTTATATTTTCTTTTAATCTCTTATCTGAACTTGCAAAAGCTACTACATCATTTATAAAACTTGCTTCTCCTGTAGTATCTGCTATTATTAAACTATTTTGAGTGCTACTTCCAAAATGTCCACCACCACTTAGTTTATAAGTTGATAATACTAAGCCAGTACCATATACATAACCACAGCCAAAACTTTCATTGGATACTGAACTACCTAATGCTACTATTGCTTTATCTCCATTACCATTCCAACCATCAGGTCCTTTTACATAAGCATGGTCATTTAAGACTTCAAAATTAAAATCGTGCCCAGAAGCACTTGCTCCACCTATCAATACACCATTAGTAAAGGAACAAGAAGCATTGTTGTCAGTTAAAAAAGTTGAAACTCCACTACCTACTACACTAATTTGCAATCTTGTAGCAGAATCATATTGAATACTTGCTTGATTAGTACTTGTGCTGTTTATTGTAAACTTATTTCCAGGTGATGTAGTTCCTATACCGACATTAACATTACTAAAATAAGCATTTTGAGTTCCACTACCTGCTACAAATCTAAGTCTTTCAGTTTCTCCACCTGCACTACCATTATTAGACATTAAGATTAAATCTCCACTTGTATGTCTATTAGTTAAGTAATGGTCCTCATTATTTGCATATAATGCTTTTCTATAATTAGCATCAGATACTCCCATAAATGCAATAGATTCTCCACCATTTTGTAGATATATTTCATTGTCATTTGCCATTTGTAAATGTCCAGCAGTAGTAATTGTAAATGCTTCTTGAGTATTTACAGTAAATCTCATAAAGTTGCTACCATGGTCATATCTAATAATACCTATATTATCATCTTCGTCATCTCCAAAGAATACTTGTGAAGCACCATTTGCAGAAGATATTAATACATTGCAATCTCCTGAATCTTCAAAAATTGTTAAGTCTTGTGTTGGTGATGAAGTTCCTATACCGACATTACCTCCACTTGGCTGTAATGCTAAATGACTACCTCTTAATGCTCTTAAAAATTCATAATCAGTAGATTCAGTATTAGTAAACATTTGTAAATAATTACTTGCACCATTGTATTGGATATATGCACCTGCTTCATCATCGCCATTATATTCATTAAATCTAATTCTACCTGATAATGCTTGATTTAAAGAACTATGAGTAAATACTAACTCTCCATCTCTAATGTCTAATTTTTCTGAAGGTGAATTAGTTCCTATACCGACATTACCTGCATTAAATGTCATGGCTGCATTACTACCATCTCCATCTGCAAATATTTGAGTCGTAGTATTATTGTCAGTAAAAGCTGCTCTAAAAGCTCCTGAAGCATTATATCTGTAAAAACCACCAGTATCGTTTTGATGTGTTACTCTATCTCCTACCACATGAAGTTTATGACCAGGTGAGTCAGTTCCTATACCAACTTTATTACCAAAATGTGTTTCTAAATAAATTTGTAAATCATCAGTACCTGGTCTTGCCATAAGAACTGCATCTGCTCTCGGTGCAGTAATAGTAGTTCCTGAATTACTATAGTTGCTTGACATCCAAATATAATTATCATTACCTGAATAAAGACCAGTAAACATTTTTGGAACATTATCTCTTTTGTATATAGTAGCAGCCCAACCTGAAGAATCGTCTATAATTAATCCGTCATTCCAATTACCTGCGTTTACACCAAAAAGTCTTAACTTAGCTCCTTGAGCAGTAGTAGAACCAATAGCAAGTCTACCTCCACTGTCTAGTCGCATTTTTTCTGAACCTGCTGTATAAAATCTCATTACTTCTAAACTATCTTGAAAATAAATACCTTCTCCTGCATAGCCACCACTATTACCTACATGACCACCATTTGTATCTGCTGCTATAATAATACCTGCATAAGAACTATCTGAATCTTTAAATCTTGCTAAATTACTGCCGTCTGAGTCTACAACATGAAGTTTTGCTGCTAATGAAGAAGTTATACCAATACCAACTTTTAAATTTCCATCTACAATAAAACCAGTACCTAGACCAGCCCTACCTATACCCACCATATCATTGCTACCAAAAGAACTACCAAACTGAATATAACCCATATCAGTAACATCTATTCTTCTTCTTATTCTTTCTCTTGTAGTAGTCCAATCACTACCATTTGATACTCTTTCAGTTGAAAATATTAACTGATTTGCATTAGCAGATGAAGATTCAAGTTTTAAATTATCAACACTATCACCTGAAGTACCTCCAAGAGAAAAGTCGCTTGATGCGTGTCCAATATGTAAAGTAGCATCAGCAGTTGTATTTCCTATTGCAATTTTATTTGCACCACTATCTACAAATAGCATGTGAGCATTATCATTAGACTCTACTCTAAAATCAAAAGAAGAATAAGATCCATCATTTACAATAACACCTGCACTATTATCTATTTTTAATTGTGGATTGTTGTCAGTTCTAAATTCTATAACATTGTCAGATAGTTCATGAACATAAGTACCATTACCACCATCAAAGAAAAGTTTTTTGGTAGCAGGTAAAGCTGTAGATTGTAATAAGTTAATAGAAGTAAACTGCCCATCACAAGTGATATAATTAGTAACTCCACCACTTCCATCATCTGTTTGTAATCTAATACCTGCATCATTAGCATCATTTCTTAAAATTAAATCTCCAGTAGCATTTCTAATTATAGAGTTACTATTATCGTGATAAAAATATAAATCTCCTGATTCACCAATAGAAAGATACTGATTATCGTTAGGTAGTTTTACTCTACCATTTTCACTTGCATCTATTTTTAATGCAGTAATATTAGCACCACTTGTACCATTACCATCATTAACCATAAATCGTATATCTTTATCTTCTCTAACATTAACAAGATAAGCATCATCGCTACTTACATAAATTTTAAAATCTTGTCCTGCACCCCATCTCATCTCTAAATCATCGCCAAGTAGTTTTAAATCTGTTCCATCAAAAGTAAGATTAGATTCTACACTTGCTACACTTGAAGAATGATATGTTAATAAACCATCTTGAGTATTACCTGAAGTAACAATAGGTTGCGATGAAGATAATATAAAACCTGCACTACTAAAATCAAATGTAATATATTTACCATGGTCAGCACCTACGAAACTCCCACCAGCACCTGTTCCTGTTAATAATGAGATGTCATCTAGAAAAGCATTAGATGCTTGTACATTAGTTCCAATAACTAATCCTAATGAAGAAGGTGTTACATTTGAATTTAACAAAGTAGAAATAGAAGTTAATCCTGTTCCACCATTACCTACTGGCAAAGTACCAGTAACATCTGTTGTAAGATCTATAGCATTTCTTGTGATCTGCTGACCACTTAATGTGATATAATCTAAAGATCCTGCTAAAGTAACATTAGTTGAGTTATCTGTACCTGCTGCATCTACGCCTAAGTTACTTCTTGCAGTAGAAGCATTTGCCAAGTCTGATAAGTTAGATGCTTTTGCTAATTTTGTTGCAATGTTGTTTGTTACTGTTGTAGAGAAGTTTGCATCATCTCCTAATGCTGCTGCTAATTCGTTCAAAGTGTCCAGTGAGCTTGGTGCTGAGTCTACAAGACTTGCTACTTCTGTGCCTATCTTGTCATTGATTGCTGCAGAAGTCATTAAAGAAGTGTCATTGTCTGCAAAGGATTCACTTCCTGTTTGTATTGTTGAGATTGTTACACTATCTAATAGTAAAGTTGATATTTCTGTTTTAGATGTTCCTGCATTTACTTTAAATACTACATTACCACTACTATCTTTTGCTCTAAAATCTAAATCAAGACCACCATTGTTGTGCATTGTATATAGACCAAAAAGAGTCAAATGCCCAATACCATTTCTCATAACAACCATTTGATTGTCTGTCGTTGTTCCAATATGTCCAGTAGTATCAGTAGAACGCATTTCAGTTTTAACAGAATTTGTAGTATCTGTTATAGTAAACTTTGGCGTAGTAGCATCACTAAAATCTATATCTCCAGTAAAAGTTGGACTTGCTAAAGTTTTGTTTGATAAGGTTTGACTACCTGTAAGAGTTACTTCTCCACTTGATACTAAATCTATTGTGCCATCGTCATCTTGATAGGTTGCAGTAATGTTTGTTTCAGTATTACTACTAAACATAGCACCTACTGTATCTTGTACAAATTCTGTTAGAGTTTTACTTCCAATAAATAATTCAGTAGATATTTTTACTTTGTCAGATGCGATCTGCAAATCACTTGCAGTCCCATCTCCATCATACAATGTACGCAAAGTCCCACTAATACCACCTGTTTCGCCTGTGTGTATTAACTGAACATAGCCCTGATTAACAGGGGTTGATCCTAAATTAGTATTAGCACTCATTAATCTATGTCTAACTCTTTACGTATGTGTTCATCTGTCATTCGTTTAGTACCCCTGCCAATATCGTCAGAAATAATCATTGGGCTACTAATTAATCTTGTAAGTTTTCCATCTTCCTTGCAATCGTGAATTTTTGGATTACATTCCACTAATTTTTCATCATTCATTGATTGCACTGTTTCAAATCTTGCACCACAAGTGCATTTATATTCGTATATTGGCATCTATTTCCCCTTAAAATTCTTTTTTAATGATAATATAGGGGTAAAATGAATTACCCCCATATTCAACCGATTTCAATTAATGCTATTAAGAAACATTATTGAAGTTTACAATACCCAGTGATGTTGAAGATACAGCGTGTGATAACGCAGCACCAAATAAAACATCAGCTACAACAGAAGTTGCAAGATGATCAATGTCATAAGAACTTTGAACTCTTGGAGCTACTTGTTGTGCAAAGTAAACTGATTCTCTTCTAAAAATAGAAGCAGCTTCAGTAGTAGCAGTACCACCTTCAGCCCAGTCTGTGCTTGGGTATAATTCCATACCATAAGCGTTGATGATCTTACCAGTTACGTTTGGATTTTCAGCGTCACCTCTTAAGTTTGCACTTGTGAAGTCGCCAATTCCAAGTAAAGACATATATGCTTTTGGATTAGCGTACATAAAAGTATTGCCATCTCCATAGTCATATCCAGCATCAAGAAGTTTTTCAAGTCCATCTCTTACTAATGCAGCTGTCATAACGTCGTCAGTTCCTAACTGAATGTCGTTACCAGTACCTTTTTGAATCTCTAAAGCAAGATAGTTTTCAACTTTCTTAGCCAAAGCGTAGCCCATTGAACGTGCATATGCATTGAATAAGTCAGCACTTTCTTGTACTCTTACTATGTCGTCGATTCTTTTTGCTTCATAGTGATGTTGATCAACTGCAAGTTGAACTACACCATCTGTGTTGTTTGTATATGTAACAGCACTTCCTGCTGTTTTGCTCGCAGCAGTTTCTTCTGCTACTTTTGGTATATTTAGGATGTCTCCACCGCTTGCTAACATACTTGAGAAGTA